GCCCGCGCTGATCTGTGCAGAGCTGGCACGGCTGACCACGCTGGAGCTGGAAGCCGGTCTGACGCAGGCGGAGATCTGTGAGCAGATCGGCGTGCCGGTGCGCACTTTCCGGCGCTGGTGCACGCAGGACCCGCGCATCAAGCAGGCCCTCAGCGTAGGCGCGGAGGCGGCGCTAGCCAGCGTGGAGAACGCCCTGTTCAAAAAGGCCCAGAGCGGCGATCTGGGCGCAATGTGCTTCTTTTTGAAAAACCGTGACCCCGAGCACTGGAGCGAGCACCCGGAGCTGAGAGGTTACGACGGAAAGGTGGTGTTTGTGGATGACATACCAAAGACGGCAGCCCCCAAACCTGCTGAAGCAGCAGCTGAAACTAAGCAGCCTGATCATCCCTGAATACTACGCCGCCCACACCGCCATCTGGTCGGGTGAGTACAACGAGTATCTGGGCGACGGAGGGCGCGGCTCTCTCAAATCGACGTTTGCCGCCACCGAGGTGGTGCTGCTGGTGATGCGGGTGCCGAACATCCACGCCGTGGTGCTGCGCAAGGTTGGCAACACCCTCGCCACCAGTGTCTGGCCGGAGTACAACCGCGTCATCGACCGCATGGGCATCCGGCATTTGTGGAAGCAGACCAAGAAGCCCTATACCCTGACCTATATCCCCACCGGGCAGACCATCCAGTTCTACGGTCTGGACGACCCCGGCAAGCTGAAATCCATCGCCGTACCGTTCGGCTACTTCGGCGTGATGCACTTTGAGGAGTACGACCAGTACGATGGCCCCGAAGAGATACGAAACGTGGAGCAGTCGGTGTTCCGTGGCGGCCCCTTCAGCTTTTCCTTCAAGACCTTCAACTCCCCCGCCATGGCGCGGCATTGGGTCAACCGGTACAAGCGGGAGGCAAAGCCGAAGCAGTTCCGGCACCACACCACCTACCTGACCACCCCGCCCGAATGGCTGGGCCCCCGCTTCTTCGATGACGCTGAGACCCTGAAGCAGCGTGACCCGGTGGCCTACGCCCACGAGTATCTGGGCGAGGTGGTGGGCTGCGGCACCGCCGTGTTTGAGAATCTGGAGCTGCGGCCCATCACCAGCGAGGAGATCGCCGGGTTTGACCGCCGCTATTACGGTCTGGACTTCGGCTGGTACCCCGACCCGAACCATTTCGGCGGCATGAGCTACGACCACGCCCGGCAGACCGTCTACATCTACGAGGAGCACCGGGCCCAGAAAGAGACCGATGCCCAGCTGGCCGATGTGCTCAAGAGGCACCTGCACGATGAGATCATCGCGGACAGCGCGGCCAACCGGTCGATCGCTACACTGCGGGATCTGGGGTTCAGCCGCCTGCGCGGCTGCCGGAAGTACGCCGCCCACGGCGGCACATCCGTCACCGACGGCATGAAGTGGCTGCAGAGCCGCGCCAAGATCGTCATTGACCCCCAGCGCTGCCCATGGACGGCCCGGGAATTTTCAGAGTATGAGTACGCCCTCGACAAAAAGACCGGCGAAGTGATGCCGGGCTTTGTCGATGCGGCAAACCACAGCATCGATATGACCAGATACGCCCTTGAGGACGTCTGGCAAAAGAGAGGTGTACAGAACGCATGATAAACCACGCCGACATTGAGAACATCATCGGCTGCAAGACCCTTGTCACCAACCAGATGCAGCGGGCCATTGAGGACTGGTACGATGCCGCCATCAACGGTCTACCGCTGGATAAGAACCCGGAGACACTGACGCTGGACCTGCCCGCGCTGATCTGTGCAGAGCTGGCACGGCTGACCACGCTGGAGCTGGAAGCCACGGTGGAGGGCAGCGACCGTGCCGACTGGATCAACGCCCAGCTGCAGCGGGTGCTCACGCCCC